TGATGGTGGTTTATCTAGTTTAAGATCTGCAGCATTAACTGAATTATATAAAACTAACGATGATGAAGAAGATAAAAAATTAGCTTTTGGTGGTAGCGCAGGTTTACCTCCAATAACTGCAGGTATAGAAGGACAAAATTCACAATCATTTTCTGATGATGAAACACCTGCTCCAACGCAACCAGATCAAATGCCAAGACCAAGACCCATGATGAATCCTATGATGGCTAGTAGAATAAATCCTATGATGGCTAGTAGAATAAATTCTATGATGGCTAGTGGAATGAATCCTATGATGAGTATGCAACCAAGAATGATGGCTCAAGAAGGTGGTATGATGGACATGGGTGGTATGGAAAAAGATTATAGAAACACTGGTGGATTTGTACCAATAGGTGGACAAGAACGAGCTGATGATGTACCAGCTAGATTATCAAAAAATGAATTTGTATTTACTGCAGATGCTGTTAGAAATGCAGGAGGCGGAGATATAGATAAAGGAGCAGAAATCATGGAAAACATGATGGAAAATTTAGAACAAGGTGGAAAAGTATCTAAAGAATCACAAGGATTATCTGGTGCAAGAGCAATGTTTGCAACACAACAAAGACTTGGAGAAGTATTATAATGGCAATAACAGAAACACGAGCACTACCCGC